GTACCGAGTTCTAGGAGTTTCTGGTTGATTTCTTCGTAGCGTCCGGCTTTGGCGAGGTCTAGCATTTCTGCCTGTTTTTCGGTCATGATGCGTTTCCACTCCATGTTTCCGTATTCTTCGACTTTATCGGTCACGGTCTGTTGCGCTTCGGCGAGTTTTTCCTTGGCGGCCTTGGCTCGGCCCTCAGCAGAAAGGGCTTCAAGCTCGGCTTTGTGGAGTTCGTCAGTAGAATAAGTACCAGCGTTTAACATTTCGTTATATTTTTCGCGTTTCTTGGTCGCTTGCTCTTGCGCGTTAATGTAAGCCAGCTCTGAATCTACGGCACTTAGTTCGGCGTCTTCAAGCTCATCTATTAGCTCTTTCTGTCTTTGGATCGCCTCGTTATGCCATTCTGTCGTCTGAGTAGATAGTTTGACCGTATCCATACGGTTTCTCTCGGCAAGTTCGGCTTCCATAGTGGAGAGTTTCAGAGCTTCGTTGACAACGCTAATGCCGGTCAGTACGGCGGTAATTGCTAGGCCAACTATTGAAGTTGTAGAGAATACGGCGTTTAGTATCGTTCCGGCGGTCGCACAGGCGCTTTGGGCAGCAGTTACCACGCCAAGCCCTACGGCGTACGCTCCACTTGCCGTCGTTCCGGCTACCATCGCGCCGGTCATGGCGATTTGAATACCAGTTACAATCCCAGCTACTAGTTGATAGGCTTCCCACGCCGCTACCATAATTCCTACCGTGATTGCGATGTTCTTAATCAGATCCACCACCGCCTGTTGCTGAGAAATCCAGTTCAGCATATCGCCAATGCCTTGTAAGACGGAAACGATAATTCCGCCGGTGAACTCGGCGATTGGTTTTAAGAAGTTATCAAATATCCAAGTAAAAGTTGGCGCACAAGCGTCTATAACCGCGCCGATTAAGTTTAAGGCTCCGGCGATTGCGTGGAGCGCGGCCGGTAGAAAATCATTCATCGCCCATACGGTGAGTGGTTCAATGACATTATCGTAGAACCACTCTAGTCCAGCACCAATTCTTTGACCGAAAGGTTTTAGGGCTTCCCATACCTCGTTTAGACCTTTGCTGATTTTACCCCAGTCTATCTTTTTAAAAGTATTATTGAGTTTTTTGCCGAGTTTCTCAAACGCCTTGTAGATTTTGTCGGCCATCTCAAGGGCTTTATTGGTGATTTTGTCAAAATTGCCGGAGTATAAACTATCCCAGTCTATGGTCGGCAAACTGACCGAACCGCCACCGCCGCCGGATCCACTTCCGCCCGAGGAATTATCCTGCGAGTTTAGGGTGTTCATTTCATCAAAGGCGGCAAGTTGTTTGGCTAGTTTCTTGACGCTTCCACTTGCGTCATCGGCTGAATCGCCAACGGATTCCACGCCAGCGCTTATATCAGAAAAGCCATCCGCATAAGCACTCGCGTCGAATTCGATACCGAATAGTTTTGCTATCGCCTGAAACGCCCTTGTGACCGCAATTACGATCGCATTTAGTACCGGTAGCACCACAGAAAGCAAAGGCTGAAACATCGTACCAATCGCTACGGCAAGGTCTTTTATCGAGGTTTTCAGCATCCTGAATTGGTTTGCAGGGCTGTTAATAGTACGAGCCAAATCACCCTGTGCGTTTGAGGTTCTTTGTAAGATAGCAAGGTAAGTCGCTAGGGCCTTTTGTTGAGTATTTAGTTCATCGCCGGTTCTCGCTATACTATTTGCGTAGGCTACTTGTTTAACTTCTGAGTCGCGTACCATAATACCGAGTTCCTGAAGTGGCCTCGGCATACCAGCCATCGCCGATTGGATCTTTTCAAATGCCGATTCAGCAGAGATGTTGTAAAATGACGCGATGTCGTTAGAAAGTAGGGCAATACCTTTGCCAAGTTTAACCGCCTGATCTTGGGCTAGGCCCATTGAAGCGGTCATATTCGTCATTACACCAGCGTATTTACGGAGCCACGGAGCAGACACACCAACGGCTCTTTGGACTTCTTCGCTCCATTCTCTCGTTGCGTCCGCCCATTTACCCATAGAAACTTGGAACAGGTTTTCGTCCTCGATATAATTCATCGCCGCGTTGATAGACGCCGCGGTGCCTTTGATAATTGCACCAACAGAAAGCACCTTGCCGGCGACTTTGGTTAAGCCTTTGGTAAGGTTATTGGTCAGATTGTCACTCGTCTTCTTTACATTCCTATCAAGTCCTGAGATTTGGTTCTGGACTTTGGCTATTTCCGAGTTAAATTTACTAGTTTGTGCGGTGATGAGGACTTGTAACTCATCTACTGTCATTGCCATTGATTTTTGCTCCAAGCAGGGTGGCAGTTTTGAGAAGAACTTCGTCGGTTATCGGCATCATCTTCTTTTCCTGCGTGTGGGAGAGGAACGGCTTGTCCGGGAACTTCTTTGGCGCTCTAATGGCTAGACCGATGTATTGGCCGAGCAAGTAGTTTAAAGCGTCGGCAGTTTCTACACGGAACTTCTCTCGTTTGGAATGAGCCTCACAGTATTTTATGAACTCATTCGGGGTTAAATCCCAGTAAGTGACGAGAGAAATCCCGATGTAGATTGCGTCTACTTCGTGTTCTCGCCAGTCGTCTTTGAAGCTTCGGGGAGTTTTGAGGCTTCCGCGATCGCTTCGGATACGGTCGTTCGAAGTTGGCTCGTGTCGATCGCTTTTGGTAAAAAACCGGCTTCAATCAAGGCGTCAATCACTTCGATTTGAAGTTCGATTTTACCATATTCCTTAATCTTTTCATCGACTAGATCAAAGGTCTTATCCTCATCCAAATTTAGGCGGTTACCGGACTTGTCGCGAAGTCCAACCATCAAGAATTGAATCAGGGTGGTTAATCTAAATGACGCGATGATTTTCTCGAGCGAACCGTTTAATGCTTCCTCTACGGCGGCCACATCACGAGCTGTAAATTTGAGGTTTAATTTAGTAGACATAATTTATTCCTTATTTAGGTTAGTATTAAGAACTTGCTGGGGTGTATTGTGGCGCACCAGATACACGAATGGTGGCTTTGAAAGTATCAAGGCCATCTGTGGTCTTTTCACCGAAACCAAACGCACTAAAGTAGCCAGAAAGGGCGAGTTTTGTGCCGCTTGGGGTTTCGATCTCAAAGTTGCGGTTCTGTTGGCCATTGAAGACGGCATAGAGTGCGGACACTTGGACGCCATCCACGATGTTGCCGGCGATATCAAACGAGCCGAAGTCTACCACGCCAGCTATAAACTCTTTGGCTCCGTTCGGGCTATCAAGGGTTGTTACATCGATTTCTTCACGTTCGCCGTTGACCTCGCCGATAGAAGTGAGGTGGGCGATTACGGTATCATCCGGCTCGTCGCCGGTTTTCTTCATTGTAAGGGTTGTACCCATGGTTCGGGTTCCAGCCATAATTTCTCCTATCTTGTCGTTTCAAAACGACAGTTGATATGGTGTAATGCGCCCTCTGGACGAGGCACGTCGGCGGAGTAGGTCATCTTGTAACCTAACTCGCGCATTAATATTTCTGAAGCATTTAGAAGCGCAGAGGCTTCCATACTTGTATCAGTCCAAATATCCACGACAGCGATGATGGATTGCGAGGAAATCTCGTTATCTAGATCTAGCTCGGTCGCATTATCGCTAATTGAGAATGTAATTGCCGGAGGGTTCGGATAAGTTTCTTGGGCCGCTTGAAGTACCGTAACGCCGGTTTCTTGCAGTTTGTTGAAAATATCTTCTTTCGGTAAGTACATTATTTCGTGATCCCTTGAACTGATTTAATGATGAGATCTTTGATCTCTTGCTTGCTCTGGTGGAGAGCAGGGTAAAGGTAGGGTTGGGCTACATTCCCGATCGTGCGAATAAAGGTTTCGCCATCATCCGGAGTGTAAGTCCAAGGTGTTTGGCGGTAGGCAAGTGGGATTTTGTGGTTTCTGTTCGTCATCTGGCCTTTAATGCCGACTCCGAACTCCACAAAGGCCGCATACTCTTTGGTTGTCGATACCTTGCCGATAACTGAGTCTTTGAGGACTTGGCTATCAGGGTGAATCGATTGCCTTAGCTCGCCACCGGCGCGGTATTTATTGGTAGGGCAAAGCATTTTTGCTCGGCCCTCTACCATTACCGTCGCTTTGTCGACTCCGTGCTTCACATCGGGTATGATTTCCGACTTCATTCGGTCTAGTTTCGCGGCGAATTTCTTCAAACCTACGACTTTAATTGGCATTCTTTACCCGTAATTGTGAGATGTGAGTCGCTCGGCAATAGGTTATTGACCTTGTACTTTTTACCGAGGTATAGACAGATGTCGTTTAATGCGACATTTGTCGCTTTAGCGCAGGTAATGGTAATATCCGCGTCAATGGTGAGACCTACTTCGCTTTGGAGTAAATCCTGCGCGTTAAAACGCACATTTCCGAGAAATGTTGTCTTCACGACATTATCCTCGCGAATTACTCCGCCGTCCGCCTCAATTCTTTCCCGAGTTTCCAGCACGGTGATTTCTTTATCATAAAAACGACTAGAAATCTCGTTCTCGAAATTATCAGGAAGCAACATTGACTCTCCTGTAAGGTGCGAGTAGCTTCGAGAAGCCACTAAATAATTCTTCGTCATCTTTAGATACCAGATAACTTTTGACTTGATCTGAATAAGAAATCGTTTGTCCGTTATCTGATATGCTTTTGATTTCGTGAGCTAAATCTCCGGAGGAGTTATTGCTACTCTCCGCGAAAATACCAGATACAATTCGTGCCACGATACGCTCTAATTTGGTGTCTAGTTCGTCATCGTTAAGATAAACGAGCACGCGGTCTATTACTTCGAGCGTGACAAAATCGAGCAGATCGCCATCTACGATCTTGTCGTTAAGGAGCTTGGCATATTCCTTGATTCTGGTTTCTTGCGAAGAGTCACCCATCATTTCTTCTCCGGTTTATTTGCTTTTGGTGCAGGTTTAGCGACAGGTTTTACCGGTGCGTCGCTAACTGGAATGTATTGCTCAGGATACTTTTCGTATTGAGCAATCACATCCTCGCGTGAGCAAGAGAGAATTAGCCCAGTGCTAACTTGTTTGAACCTCTTAGCCATTGTTGTTACCTCCCTCGTTTCCGTTAGTATTTGGAGTTTCTGGGGTTTCCGGCTGAGTTTCTGGCTCAGTTTCCGTGGTCGGCTCGGTGATGTCCGCATAGCGAATCAAGTCCGGCATGACCGCTTTAGTACCACGAGAGTAGAACAGGCTACAATCGTAGTTATTGGAAAGCTGAAGCTTTTCTGGCTCGTACTCGTCAATCGTGACCGGCTGACCAACTGCGCCGTGGATAGCACAGATAATGTCTTTGGTCTGGCGGTGGTTAGAATAAATCTTCACGCCATGGAAGACATCCTCTTTGAGACCGCTGATTGGATTAGGTACGGAGTCAATATAGTTGAGCAACTTGCCGTAAATCGACGGTTTGACGGAGATTTCGATTAGCTCGCGATCCACGCCATCTACCCAGTCGTTTTGAGTAGTTTCGATAGATTGGATAATCTTCTCGAGGTTCTCAACGAGTGGAGTTGCGGTAGTAAGGCCGGTAATTTCGGTACCGTCCGTAACCATCTGCGCGAAGAAGCGAGTATCGAGGTCAGCAATCATACGGAGCGCTTGGTTTTTCTTGCG